TAAAAGAAGCTATATAAGTTGTGGCTTCTTTTTATTATGTACATTTAAAAGGAAGTGCAATAATATGACAGAAGTAAAACTGACAGTCAAAAGGAAACCTACAACTAAAAGAGTAAAAAAAGTAACGACAGATTTAACTTGTACTTGTTGCGGTGAAACAAAACATGATACTGAATTTTATAGTAGCCAAAGTGAGATATTTAAATTCAAGAAAAAGATGTGCGTTTGTAAATCTTGCGCCATAGATGTTATATTTGAATTTTATAAATCTAAATATAAAGGTGACGAAGAGGCTGCGATATACAGAACATGTGAATTGTTAGACGTTTATTATACAGAAATATTAATAGAATCTGCAAGAAAAGAGTTTGATAATCGTGGTGCAGAAGATGGTAATATAATGAAATTTTATCTTAAAGATGTTGCTATGCCACAGTATAATGGATTAACTTTTGAAGATAGAAAATTAAAAGTTGGAAATGTACATGATATAGTCCTTGAAAATGAGAAAAAATTGAAAGAGAAAAATGAAGAAGATAAAAAAGTTGAGAAAGATGTTGAGAGACTCTTAGGATATGATCCCTTTGAAGGATATACAGAAATAGATAAACATTACTTATATAGTAGTTTATTAGCATTCCTTAATGAAGATACATTAGAAGATGGTATAAAGTTATCGGCATACATACAAATAGTCAATAATAATAACCAAATTAGAAAGATTGATTTAGTTATTAATGACTTAAATTCAGATATAAAAAAGATGTTAGATAATGCAAAAGGAATGGATTTAATGCAAAGTTCTAAGAGTAAAGTTGTAACATCTAATGATAAAATAATGAAGGAAAATAGTATCTCTGTTAAGAATAGAGGGGACAAAAAAGCAGGAAGATCAACATTAACATACATGATGAGAGATTTAAGAGAGTTAGATTTTGATGACGCAGAAGAAGATTATTATAGCCAAAATAAAGCATATGGTATGAAAATGGTTGCGGATATATCTAACAAATCAATATTGGAACAGCTATCTTTTGATGAAAATGATTATGTAGATATGTTAAAAACTCAAAAGGAAATTGTTGAGAATGTACAAGTGAAGATAGATGATATGACTGAAGAAAATAGAAGTTTATATCAACAAATAGAATCTCTAAAAAAAATTATAGCTAATGATAAAAGTAAAGAGGGGATAAAATAATGGTAGGTAAAAGAGACAAAGACTTACTAACCTCCTTGAAGATAGAAGACTATAATATAAAATCTAAAATGATAAAATTTTGGAGAAAAAATCCAATCATAGCTTGTGAGCAACTTTTAGGAATTAAACTTCTTGATAATCAAAAGTATATGTTACAAATGTCATGGAATTGTCCTAATGTATTATGGGCATGTTCAAGATCAGCGGGAAAATCGTTCTTAGGAGCAATTGTTATAATTTTAAAAGCACTTTTATTTGAGAATCAATCGATATATATAGTAGCACCAGTAGGCAGTCAATCGAAAGAGCTTTTTGAAAAAATTGAAGAAATAACCTTGAATATGGGAAAGACAGCTAATTCAATTGCTTCATTAAAAGATATTGTAAAGAATGAAACTGTTAAATCACCCGCATGTACAACTGGATTTGGTCATTCACAAGCAGGATTTTCTGTATCGTTTTATAATGGTAGCGAAATTCAAAGCCTTAATGGATCGCCCGATAACAACAGAAGTAAGCGAGCAACACTTGTATTTTTTGATGAAAGTGGATTCATGAACGAAAATACCATATTGGTAACTGAAGCTTTCGCTTCTCAGGATTCAAATTTTAAGACCTCTGTTGATGAGGACTTTAACTATAAGACATTAAGAAAAAGATGTCCCACACAATTAATTTATGCATCATCAGCAAGTGATATTGATACTACATTTTATAAATATTATAAGGACTTTGCTAAAAATATGATGTTAGGAAATCATGAATTTTTCTGTTGTGATATCCCATGTGATATACCGTTGAACCCTACAATGGATGGAGAAAAATATCCAGCTCTGCTAACACAAGCAAAAGTAGATAAAGCAATGAGAACTAATAGAGAAAAAGGCAGTAGAGAATATTATAATAAATTTACAACCGATGGTGGGGAAGACCAAGCAATAAAGAGATCTAACATAGTAAGAAATGAAACATTTTTATTACCTGAAATGGCATATGTTGATGGTGGACAATATTCGCTAAATTTTGACCCAGCAAGGACAAACGATCAGTCGATTATACTTGTTATGAAAAATATAAAAGACGAAAGAATTGGATATTACGGTGAAATTGTAAATTGTACTAATTTGATTGATATTGCAAGTAAAAAAGGATATAAAATGAAATCTCCTGACCAAATAAAAGCGTTAAAACAAACTATATTAGATTATAACGGTAATGCACCCGACTACGAGCATATTGACGCTATAAGCATTGATGCAGGAGCAGGTGGTGGTGGTATATCGGCATACAGTGATAATTTATTAGATGATTGGAAAGATAATAAGGGAATTACGCATAAAGGATTCTTAGATCAAGATTATGATTTATATGATGGGGATATTAAGAACTATCCTAATGCAAGCAATAAGCTATCTTTGGTTTCTCCTAATAAATTTAGATTACAAATGTGTGAAGAATTCTTAGAACTTATGGATTTAGATTTAATTAAATTTCCCAAAGAATATGATGGAAAAGGATATGTTAATATTGAACAGATTGATTCTAAAGGTGAATCAAAATTAGTTCATAGATATCTAAGTTTAGAAGAAGAAGTATGTATGATAAATATAGATATATTAAAAACAGAAATAACATCAATGCATAAATATAAAAATAGTGATGGTGTCGTAGTACGATATGCGTTGCCAAAAGATAAAGAAAGAAAAATGCATGACGATCGGTTTTATTTCATCCTTCTTGCGAGCCATAAGTTATATGAGTTAAGAAGAAATGATATATTAAAACAAAATAATACTGATGATTCTAATGCAATGGATTATTTCTTTTGTGATTAAAATAATATAATAATAATTAAAAAAGATAATTAAAATAATATATAACCAAAGTAACAAAGAAAGGAGGAGTTTAATATATGGCACAAAGAGGAAGACCACGTAAAACACCAAAAGATACGACAACTGGAAAATCAGATAAGTCACAAGATAAAGAAGAATCACCAGAAGCAATTAAAGCATATTTTGATGAATTTGCAAAGGCAGTAGCATCGTCTGGAAATTCCAATATGATTGATATGATGAATTCTGGATTGTTAAGTCCTTATTTACTTAATGATTTATTAAAATGGTCTGAAGGAACACCTTATGAATATACAAGAGACGAAGTAGTTAAGTTATTAAAAAATCCTGTAAAAAATGAAAAGGCAATTAGGAATATGCATCTATACTTTTATCACAACAATTTATTCTATAAAAGAATAGTTACATATTTTACTTCAATGCTTACATTTAAACATTATGAAAAACCTTTAATTTTAGATGAATCAGAAATAACTACATCTACATTTAAAAGGTCATATGCTAAGGTTAGAAGATTCTTTAATAAATTTACTGTTGAAGAAGAACTTAGAGCTGTAATGGAGACTGTAGTTGGACAAGATGTTGGCTATTATTATGTAATGGAATCGCAACAAAAAATTACATTAAAAAAACTACCGACTGATTGGTGCATGTTAACAGGTAAAACAGATTATGGATATAAATTTCAATTTAATATGGTATATTTTCTAAGACCAGGAGCAGATTTAATAGATACTTATCCACAAGAATTTATTGATGATTTTAATAGTTTGTTCAGTGGGGATGACGCAGCAAGTAATAAAAATGAACCATATTTATGGCATGAAGTTACTGTTGAAAATAGTATTGTATTTAAGTTTAATGATTCTATAAGTACAGTTATTCCTGTATTTTCAGGATTGTTTCTTGATTTATTAGAAATCGTTGAATATAAAAATATGATAAAGTCTAAGGCACAAATGGATTGTTCTACCATATTATTCCAACAAATACCATTGAGGACAGATAAGGATGCAAATAAAAACGATGCCTACATGATAAGCGGAACGGATGCAGGTAAATTTCATCAGGCTTTAAAAACATCTTTACCACAAGCAGGTGAAGGTACATTTAGGGCTATAACAAGTCCTTGTTCAATTTCTGCGGTAGATTTGAAGCACTCAGATAATAAGGATTCGCTTGTCGGAACCGCCGAATCTGCATTCTATAATAGCTCAGGGGTTTCTGAATTACTTTTTAATTCAGGTGGAACTTCAGGAATGGCACTCTTAAAGGCAATTGGAGTTGACGAGACTTTAATTTTCCATATGCTTAGACAGTTTGAAAGATTTTTAACAAGAGAAGTAAACAAAACAACAGGAAAAGTTAAATTTAAAGTTAATATGCCAGATTTAACATACTATAATACCGCTGATAAATTAACTCAATATATTAGTGCTGGTACAAATGGAATTCCAAATAAATCATTAATATTAAATGCTGTAGGAATTGATCAAGTAGACGCTCCTATCATGAAGAGTTTCGACTCATTTTTAGGATTTGATGATTGGATGCCTTTACTAAACTCAAATGTTATGTCAGGTGGGAATCCAAATGATAAAGGTGGAGCTCCTTCAAAAGGAGATAAAGTAACAGATTCTACTGCAAAGGGACAAGACCTTTCTGAAAATTTAAATCGAAATTTAGGTAAGAAATAGATTTATATCCAAATGATATTAAAAATGATTTCAGAGGCGTAAGAGAAAAACTTACGTCTTTTGTTATGTCCGATTTCAATATCGATTTAAAGAAAATGATTACTAAATAAATTTATAATAATATAAAATAATAAAGTAGGTGGATAACTATGAGCAAGAAATTTGTTTATTGTACAGATGAAAAATTAGCAAATGATTTAATAAAAAAAATGGAATTGGTTACAACGCAAACAATCAGTAATAAGAAGACATGGATATTTGAGAATAATAATAAATTAACTTTCAGTAAAGAAGATATGAGTAAATTAGATTTTACAAATAAATTTTTTATTTAGTATAGCAAAAGAGATTATCAAAATGACCTCTTTTTATTTTGTAGTTTTTTAAAGAGAAACACATTGAAGGGAGGTGAGAAATGAAACATGAGTAAATATTTATCTATACCTATTGAAGAATTTAAATTGGAAAAGTTTGAGGCAGATGATAAAATAGTTAAACTTATTTTAAAATTTATGCATGATGGAGTTAATCTTAATAAAAGTTCTATTGAATTATCTGTAATTGAAGAAGCTGTTGAAAATAGTTTAAATAACACCCCAACAGGAATTCCTATTCTTGCTGCATTTGAAGATAATGGTAGTGATTTTATGGGGCATGACGATTCAGAAATTAGCATTGGATGTATACCACCCCAAAATAATAATATATCGTATAAGTTAGATACGCAAAAGAATAAAACTTATGTATACATAGATGGATATATATGGACTGATTATTCTAAAAATGCTATAGAAATATTAGAAAATGCAAGTAATATGTCGAAGGCATGTAGCATCGAAATAGAGGTAACAGAAGGATATAAAGATAAAAAATCAGGTATCTATGTAATAAAAGAGTTTAGTTTTATGGGAATTACATTATTAGGAGATGCCCATCATCCGGGAATGGAAGGATCTAATGCAACACTAGAATATTCATCTATAATAAAAGATTCATATGAAAGTAAACTAGGTGAATTAAATGACATTCTAAATACATATTTTAATAAAAACCCAAAGATTTCTACTGAGAATTTCTCAGAGGATATAAATGTTAAAAAGGAAACAAAAAAGGAGGATAAGTTTATGAATAAAAAAGAAATAGTAAAAGCTTTAAAATATTCTTTAACAGCAATGGATTTATATAATGTACTTAATGATGCTTTATCTCAAGTAACTTATATAGATAATTGGTGCGGGGAAAGTTGTCAATGTCCTAGATACTCTATGGAAAATTTCGACGACAACTACATATACGCAGAGGATAATGAATTATGTATAGATGTTGAACTCTCATATTCAATGGATGGAGATAACGCTGTTGTGGATTTTAATAGTGCGGTTCGAATTAAGTATGTTCCTACTGTATGGGATGAAGGTACAACAGATGATGTTACAACAACTGATACAACAGATGATATGACAATGGAAGTTGAATTTGCTAAAAAGAATAAAGAAAATAATAAAAAATTCACTCAAAAATTATTTGAAGGTGGAGTTTCTAAAGCTCTTACTAAAAAAGAAAAAGAATTAAAAGCAGAATTCAAACTTGAATTAGATAGTAAAATTTCTAAGGCAGTATCTGCTAAAGAAGTAGAATTAAGTGCTAAATTTGCGGCTATTCCAGAAAAGAAGGTTGAACCTAAAACTATTGTTGAACCTGTTAAAGTTGATAATAAATCTATAGAAGAAAAAGCAGAATTCGATGCTAAAATACTTGAAAAAGATACACTTATAAATGAGAAAGAGGCATCAATAGTAGATATAACTTCAAAATTTGATAAATCAGAATTAGAATTAGCTAAATCAGTAAAAGATTTTAAGGCTATTAATTTAGAAATTGAAACTTTAAAAGCATTCAAACTTGAAAAGGAAACTGAAGCAAAAGAAGCTATATTTGCTGAATATTCGGAAGAAGTTACTGAAGAAGAAGCAAAATCAGTTAGAGATAAAATAACTGAATTTAGTTTAGAAGAAGTAGAGACAAAATTACAACTTATATTTGCAAAGAAAAATCACAAAACAATCAAGAATACTTTACCTAAATATAATAATATAGGTTTGGATAAAGTCAATTTTAGTAAAAAAGGCGAAGAGACTAAACCTGCAATAAGCAATTTGGATAAACTTAAAAATATAGCAAGTAAATAAATAAAGTTTAAGGAGGAATATTAATATGTCAACAATAGTTAAAAAAGGTAAGATAATGGCAGAAAATATCGACAGTTATGTCGTATCAGTAGAAAATACAATTACAATGGATAATGGATCACAGGTGGTTTTGGGTGCGCCAGTAGCAAATAGTTTTGGTCTTTATAATGTAGCAGCACCTACAGATGTAACAACACAGGACGTATATATGGTTTTGTCACAATTAGTTCCTAAACTAGTTGTAAATGGAGTTGAATATAGAATTGATATTACAGACCCACAATCATTCACAAATGTACCTAACTTCCCTGCATTAGCAGTAAAAGTTGCTGTAGGTGATGAATATACAATAACTACACCAGGATTTACAGTTGCACCAACAATTGGTCTGTATGTTGTACCAGTTAATGGTAGTTTACTATTAGCTCCAGCAGCAGATTTAACAGGTTTAACTACAATAGCTTATTTAGTTATGGCTGATGAACCAATTTCAGTTAGTGCTGGTTATGTAGATGCTTTCAGACTTAGATGTATCAAATCAGTTTAAAATAATATAAAATTAAGGAGGAATAGAATAATATGTTTAATATAATAAAATCAAAAAGATATATGGAATTTTCAGCAGAAGACCAAGATATAATTCAAGGAGGTGTAGATTTATATAAGCATTACATGTTTGATACAAAGGCTAAAACAGAATTTAAAGATGCAACCAATGGTATTACATATGAGGAACATGAAGCTTTATATAATGAAGCATTAAAGAAAGAATCAGTTTTAAGAAGTGGAATAAGTCCTTCAGGATTTACACAAGATAGATTGTTAAAAAATCCAATGGTTAAATGGGCAATGTATGAATTGCTTTCAGAAACAGTAGATACAATATTTCCACAAACAATAGTAGATGATTTCGGTAGATTTGCAGAAGTTAGAAATGGTAATTTCAATGATAACT